TTGGCTATAAAAGATACTATGTTTCATGGAGAAATGGAACACTTGAAACCTATTCAGGTTTATGGTATAATGAGAAACAAGTAATTAAATTAGCAGAGGATAGATTATTATGAATATATTTTATTTTTATGATTGTCCTGTTTTATCGGCACAAGCACAACCAGATAAGATGCTAGTAAAAATGCCACTAGAAACAGCACAGATGTTATGCACAGCACATAGAGAATTAGATGGTGATGATTATGCTGATGAAGTAGGATTATACAAGAGAGCCTATTGGAATCATCCATGCACAGTATGGGCTAGAGAATGTAGTGCTAATTACTTTTGGTTATACAGACACTTCTTAGCATTAGGAACAGAATATAATTACAGATATGGTAAGACACATGCAAGTATAACTAAACTTGCTAAACATTTATCTAAAATACCAGATAATATTAAGCGTACTGGCTGGATTAAAACACCATTAGCACAGGCTATGCCTGATGAGTACAAAAATGATGACCCTATCACAGCATACAGAGATTATTGTACCCATGAGAAACACTATGCTAAATGGGAAAAAGGTAGAGCTAAACCTGATTGGTGGACATTGGAGGTCGCATGAAAGCTACACTAACACGAGAAGAATATAAAGAGTTTAATAGTTATGTAGATTATTTAAGTATAAATCATAACATAAATATACCCCATACTGTTGAAAAGATTGGGGATAAGTTTCTAGTAGAAATGCTAGATGATATTGATGTAAATAAATTAGATAATTTACTTGACATTGATGTTGATTTGTTGTATAATGCAACACAAACAAACGCCAAAAGGAGGTAACTATGGCAGTAATAGAAGGAAAAGCTTACTGGGCTTCAGTAACTACACCAAACACTACTTTTGAACCTGTGTATACAGTAGATTTAGTTGTGAATGATGAGGTTGCAAATGATTTTGAGTCTCGTGGCTTTAGAGTAAAAGACTTATCCATAAAGGATGAGCAAGGAGCTTCAACAGGTGTTGGAAGAGCCTTAACTATTAAACGAAAAGTAAATGGTCCAAATGGCATGGTAAGAAATGCACCTAAACTTTTCGATAAAAATAAAAATCTCATGGATGAAGTAGTTGGCAATGGCTCATCTGTTAAAGTCCAATATAATGAGTGGGAAACTGAAAACAAATTTGGAACATTTAAAGGTTTGGATTTCCAAGCTATGCAAGTGTTAGATTTAGTTCCTTTAAAATCTCAAGATGGTTCAGAGCTAGACCCTTATGGGGATGGCGAGGAGTTTTAATATGATTGTAACTATTAACAACGAAAATGGAACAACTACATATGATGTTTCAAAAGTTAATGCTGAGAATCTTAGAACTCAAGCTACTGTATTAATAAATAAAGTAGGCACGATTGAGGTTATATTAGAAGCTTTAAACTTTACCAGTTCTACACACAGGGCAAATCTAGAAGCCCTCTTACAAGATTGTCCTGAATCTTTGGTAGAGAATAAAGAAGAAGAAGTCACAGAAGAAACAACAGATTCTGAAGACTAATTCGTATCTCCAAGTGAGAGGTTAGCGTAAAAGAGGATAGCTATTAAAGTATAAATCCTGTTTGTTTGAGATTGAAGACATTAGGTTGTCAGTAGATTAGAAAACATATGAACAACGCCTCTCCGTTTTAATTCAACGAGGGTAAATTATGGAACAGAATAAATTTGTAAAGTATCATGTATCATGCCATGCTTGTGGTAGTTCTGATGCTGTATCAGTAAATGAAGATGGCTCGGCTAAATGTTTTAGCTGTGGTAAATTTTATAGTAATTATGAAAACAAGGTAACACCAATGGAAAAATATAAACAACCGACTACCATTGTAAATCCACATGGAGGTATATTTGGTAAATTAATTGATAGAAATATCTCAAAAGAAACAGCAGAAAAGTATGGAGTGAAAGTTATTTATGACTCAAATGGTCAAATGGCTCAACACTTATATCCTTTTTATATAAACAATGAGCAATGTGCTACAAAGACTAGGTATGTAAAAGACAAAAGATTTTCTTTTAATGGCTCTATACAAGGCTCTGGATTGTTTGGACAAAATTTATTTAAAGAAGGTGGCAAGTATCTTACTATCACAGAAGGAGAATGTGATGCTATGGCTTCATTTGAATTGCTAGGGAGCAAATGGGCTTGTGTAAGTATTAAGAGAGGAGCTTTATCTGCAGTAAAAGACATAAAAGAAAGTTTAGAATATGTAGAAAGTTTTGATAATGTAGTGTTATGTTTTGACAAAGACAAGCAAGGACAGGAAGCTGCACAAAGAGTAGCTACGATTTTAAAACCGGGTAAAGCAAAGATTGTAACACTACCTAATGGCTACAAGGATGCGAATGATATGCTCAAACAAGGTAAACATAAAGAGTTTACTACAGCTTGGTGGGGTGCAAAACTTTATACCCCTAGTGGTATTATCAAAGTATCTGATAAGAAAAAATCTTATCTAGATAGAGAAAGAAAAGAAAGCATACCTTTCCCTTGGCAGGGATTAAATAAAAAGTTATATGGTTTAAGGCAGGGAGAACTCATAACTCTTACTGGTGGCACAGGACTAGGTAAGTCTAGTGTCACTAGAGAGTTAGAGCATTGGCTTATAAATCAAACAAAAGATAATGTAGGTGTAATTGCATTGGAAGAAGATTGGAAAAGAACAGTCGATGGTATACTTTCTATTGAAGCAAATGCAAGACTTTACATTGACCAAGAAAGAGAAAAGTTTGAGAAAGAAACTATCATGCAAATGTTTGATAAAGTATTTGAGGAGGATAGGGTATTCATTCATGCACACTTTGGCACTAACGAGATAGATGACATCTTTGCAAAGCTTAGATATCTTATAGTTGGTTGTGATTGTAAGTGGGTTGTGGTAGACCATTTACATATGCTTGTTAGTGCTGTGCATGAGGGAGATGAAAGAAGAGCTATTGATTCTATTATGACTAGACTTCGTAGCTTGGTTGAAGAAACAGGAGCAGGATTAATACTTGTATCACACTTGCGTAGGGTGGATGGAAACAAAGGTCATGAAAATGGCGTAGAAGTTTCTTTATCACATCTTCGTGGGTCAAATAGTATTGGACAATTAAGTGATTGTGTGATAGCATTAGAAAGAAATCAACAGTCAGATGATGAGCTTGAAGCAAGAACAACAAAGCTTCGTGTCTTGAAGTCAAGATATACAGGAGATGTAGGCATGGCAAGTTCTTTAATTTATGATAAAGATACAGGCAGATTATCTGAAAGCGATTTATCAGAGTTTGAGGTAGAGCAAAATGGAATTAGTATTTGATATAGAAACAGATGGATTAAATCCTACAGTCATATGGTGTCTGGTAGCAATAGATGAAACAGGCGATGTTTATAGATATTACGAAGATACTTTAGATGAAGGTATAAAGTTGTTACAAAAAGCAGATAAAATTATTGGACATAATATTTTAGGATTTGATATACCAGTAATTAAAAAATTAACAGGTGTAGATTTATATGATGCAAACAAAGTAGTAGATACTTTAGTTCTTTCTAGACTTTTTAATCCTACTAGAGAAGGAGGACATAGTATAGCTAAATGGGGCTATAAACTAGGGTTACCAAAAAAAGATTCTCCTGAGTGGACATCTTTTAATAAAGAAATGTTAGAATATTGCGAACAAGATGTTGTTATAAATAATAAATTATTTAATTATTTGAAAAAAGAATCTATCGGTTTTTCAAAAGATTCAATTATGTTAGAACATAAAGTTACATATTTGTTAGAAGAACAAAAACAAAATGGATTTTTATTTAATTATGAAAAAGCTATGATGTTGACATCAGAATTAAGTCTTAAACTTCAACAAACTGAGGAGAAAGTTCACAAAACATTTAAACCAATATGGATAGATGATAAACTAATTACACCTAAATTAAAAAAAGATGGGCAACTTTCTAAACAAGGATTGACAGAACAAGAATACACCGATATAATAGAGGGTAGACTTGAGCAAAAACCTTTTATGAGAAAAACTCTTCAAGAGTTTAATCTAGGCTCAAGAAAACAAATAGGTCAAAGACTACAAGAGTTTGGTTGGAAACCGAATAAATTTACACCAACAGGACAAGCTATTGTAGATGAATCAACACTTAAAAAGATTACACATATAAAAGAAGCTCAACTTATTGCAGACTTTTTATTGTATCAAAAAAGATTAGCACAAGTCCATTCTTGGATAGAAGCAGTAGACAAAACTGATAATAGAGTTCATGCTTCAGTCATATGCACAGGAGCTATAACAGGTAGAATGGCTCATAGAAGTCCTAACATGGCACAAGTTCCTTCTGTATCTAGTCCTTATGGTAAAGAATGTAGAGCTTGTTGGACTGTTCCAGATGGATATAAACTTGTAGGTATAGATGCAAGTGGATTAGAATTAAGAATGTTAGCACACTATATGGCTGACAAGGAGTATGTAAATGAAATTATTAACGGAGACATTCATACAGCTAACCAACAGTTTGCTGGACTT